ATGATATACGTTGAAACGAATGTTGCGGCTGAAATCTACAATATAAATCCGAGAGCTTTGGCAAATTCTATTAATAGAGGTTCGGATAAATACCCCTTCCTCCGCTTGCAAGACGCAGGCGCTAGAAGTCGTGGCGGTGTGAAGCTGTTGTTTGAAGTAGAGATCGCTGATATTAGCTCTCTTGTAAGAGCCAAAAAGCTAAGTAGCGATGTTGAAATTTATGTGCCTGATAGTGGTGCAGAAAGTAAAAACGGACTAAAAATGATGAAATTTAGCGAGATAAAGAAGGTCAAGGTAGATAACAATGACGGCAATAACCAAGACGAGGGCGACATATATCTTGAAGCTAGCGAGGAAGAGATTGTCGAAGCAAGAAGAAAACGAGACATCGTAAAGAGATATGAAATGAGTGATCTGTCCTCTAAAAAGTTTTGTGAAAGCGAAGGCATAAATGAAGCAAACCTTTTTAGATGGCAAAGAGCCTATAAGGAGCAAAATTTACGCGGTCTGCTTGATAGGCGCGGTAAAAAGAAGGGCTCGCATAAGCTTGAAGAGTGGATGAAGGATTTTATACTCACTAAATTTAGAGCTTACGGGGCTGGCGATCTAAATATCACTCAGCTTTGGAAAGAGCTTCACTTTGAATATGGCAAGCGAACGGGTAAATTTAGCGCGCCTGACTTTCTTCAAGGCAAGGTAACGCCACTATTCGATACTGGCGTGATCAGTAGGTTTTTAAAAGAATATAAAGCCAAGAACATACTAGACACCATCGTTTCAACCAAAGGTATAGATAAAACCATAAGCTACCTTGACCCGGCTCACGGCACACAAGGCATATTCGTGACCAGACGAAATCAGTGCTGGCAGATAGATAGCTCAAAGCTTGATGTAATCGTGCGAGATGGCAAAGGCGGAGTGCAGGTAAGACCAAATATCCTTTCCATCATAGACGTATTCAGCGGTAGATGTGTGGCGACTTTGGCTGAGACGTCAAATGCATTAGGCATAACTCGCTTGCTTTGGAGAGCTATTGAGCTTTTAGGCAAGCCTGAGTGTATAAAAGGTGATAACGGCAAAGACTACATAAGCAAAGAATTTCAAGACCTGCTCGAAGGGCTTGGCATAGACTATGACGCTGCAAGGGCATATCACGGCAAAGACAAAGCTTTTGTCGAAAGGCACTTTGGCACGATCCAGCGAAGCAAGATGGCTCATACTCCGGGCTATATAGGCGGAAGTGTTGCAAAGCGCGAAAACATAGAGCAGCAAACCCCTAAAAAAGAAAGGCACGCAAAAGATGAATATGGCTGGATAAAAAAGACCAATCAAAAACATCTACTAACGTATGATGATATGAGGAAGCGATTTGAAACGGCTGTGCTTGAGTGGGATATAACTGCCGTAAAACGCAAAAAGAATTCTCCTATACAAAGGTGGAATAGCGACGATACACCGCTAAAAACTATTGAATATGAGAGATTTTTACTCTTTGCCGGTAGTAAAGGCATCCACAAAATCGGCAAAAAAGGCATAACGATCGATAAGATAACCTATGTATCGCGCATGCTGCCTGATGTCAGGACAGAGGTAAGAGTGAGCGTGAATATAGACAACGTGAGCGAGGCATTCATATATACGCTTGATGGAGAGTTCATCTGTAAAGCCACAGACAGTAGCTTGATGCAGCTTAGAGCGGATGAGTTCAAGACCGCTAATAGGCTATTTAATGATAGGCTAAAAGCGGTAAGAAAGGGAGTAAATCAAGCAAAACTGAGCGAATTCACAAAACTAAATGTGGATTATGATCTGGCTCAAATGCAAGCGGCTCATCAAGAAGCGCTCAAAAAAGAAAACAGGATTATTGAAAGCTCAAATATCGATAGTATCAAAGAAGCCATAGCACAGCAGGAGACAGTTAGCGAGATAACAAGCGCTAAATTTGACTACTCTAAATTTGAGATGACTGGTGAAGTCAAGAAAAACAGCAAAAAGAGCGTGCTTGACATGGCGATAGATAAGGCTAGCGGAGAATAAAGCCTTTTAAATACGTTCTAACAGCACTTTAAACGTATTTAAAAGATTTTCAATTTCAAAGAAAGGAGCTAATTATGGAATTAGCAAGCAAAATAAGCGAATTTATAAAAGCCAACGAAAAAGACGGCATGAGTCAGAATAGATTTGCTGCGGCTTTGGGGATCAACCCCGCGTATATTTCAGGATATTTAAAGGAAGGCTCTAACTACAAGTATGCAGACAAGGTAGAAGAGCCAGCAAAAAATTACATTGACAATTTTATCAAAAAAGTGGATGTAATTCAAGACGAGCTGCCTTTTATAAGGACAAAAGATGCCAAAAGCATACACGCAGTAATCAACTGGGCTGTCAGAGATAGAGATATGGCGATGATCTCAGGAGTAGCCGGAAGCGGTAAAACAAGAGCTATCAAAGAATACGTAAAAACTCATCCTGATAGCATCTTGATAGAGGCCACGATCAATACTTCGGCAAAGAGCCTATTTAAAATTTTGGCTCATGAGCTTGGAATAGACGAGAAAGGAAGTATCGATGATCTAGTGCGTCAAAGCGGCGAAGTCCTAAAGAAAGTCAGCAAGACCATAATCATCGATGAAGCCGAACATCTACCATACCGCGCACTTGAAAGCTTGCGCAGAGTACATGACTTCTCTCGTGCCACTCTTGTGCTCGTAGGAACGAATAAACTGCTTTTAAATTTAACAAGCTCCAAAAGTGGCAACGAGCTAGAACAGCTAAGCTCGCGTGTCGGCAACAAATGGATACTTTCAGGGCTTTGCTATACCTCGGATGAGGACAAAAAGGTGATAGAGGATCTAGAATCGGTTTGCAAGGTGTTTGGAGTAAGCGATAAAAGCGACATCAACCTGATAGAAAGGATAGCAAGAGGAAATTTCAGAAAAACAGAAAAGCTACTACGTCGCTCAAAAATGCTAAGCGAATATGCAAACTCGCCTATTGATGGAAACATCATCAAAGAAGCAACGAAGATGCTTTTGATCTAAAGGAGAGGACATGAGGATAGAACAAACACAAGCAAGAAAACTAAACGAGATCGTAAATTTCGTAAGCAGTATGACGAGAAAAGGATTTGAGATAGCCTTTTCTCAAAGCGGTGCGCCGTTTGGTGTGAAAAGATCTAGCCTGATAAGAGGCGTCAGAGCCAACTATTCGAGTGCCTATTTCAAGGCGGTAGGCGAGTTCATAATCCGTCTCGATAACGGTCTTGTAGTCGATATGGTGGCCAGATAGATATTTGATTTTTCGGGAGCTTTACGAAGCTTCCTATAAAGTCAAATTTTAGGAAAGGAAAGATATGAGAAGTGCGAGACTTGTATTCGTCTCAACGCCTTATGCGAGCATTGAGTGCAAGGACAGAGATAGAAACTACTATGCGCGTCAGTTTGCGCTTGAGGCTTGCAGCGTCGTCAGACAAAACGGCTATGAGCCAATTAGCCCGGTGCTTGCTTTCATGGACGTGTATAGCGAGCTTGAGCGCGAAGATGTTATGAAAGCTTGCCTCGAGCTACTAAGCGTTTGCAGCTATTACTATTTTCATAACTGCAAATTCAGCGACAAAAGCCGTGGTATGCAAGAGGAAAGAGACTACGCCCGCGAGCTTGGTATCACGGAGCTTAAATTTAGCCTGTTTGAGTGAAAAATGGTGCGGATCGTAAAGAGAGCAAAGCAAAATTTAGCCGTAGCCACTCTTTACGGATACGTTTGTAAAGCGAGATTCGCAAAGAAATTTAAAATTTTAGAGAGGAGGATAGATGTCGATAGGGACAAGGATAGCATTTGTAGCCGACCATAGCTTTTGCGAGATAAAAAGCCTAAAAGAAAGAAGAGCAAAACTAGCAGAAAGTATCGGTGTGGATGAGCGTGATATAGAAGCTACGGGTAGAGAGCTAGCGTTAAGGTATGTAATTTCTGTGCTTGTCAAAAAAATAGATGAGCTGCACGAAGCGATTAGCCAAACGGCAGATGATGAAAACTAAAAAGGAGAAAGGATGACACTGCAAGAAAGCGTAAAGCAACAAATCAAGATCATGCAAGCTTTTATCGACGGTAAGGATGTGCAGTTTAGAGAAAAAGGCGACACTCGCGATGATTGGAGTGATCATACTGATGACGGATGGAATTTTGATTTTTTCGAATACCGAATAAAGCCTGATTTTAAGCCAAAAACTTGCAGATTCAAAACAGGCGATATGGTATTCAAACGAAGTTTCGAGGGCAAAAGCATAGCCAAAAAAGGCGGCACATTGATAACTGAAGAGATGATATATAACTACGAAAAAGGCAAGAGCTTTTATCAGCCGGGCAATGATCTCAACGAGGATTATTTTCTAGAGGACGAGTTGCTTTGGTACTGGGAGTATATCGATATAAGCGGTGTTTGGTGCCACACGACCATGAGAGAGACCAAACAAGACTTCATAGACTTTTTAAGAGGCAGGGCTCATCCGGAGTCCATGATAAAAAGGATAGTCCCGCTTTATATGCTGGGTTTTAGGATTCCAAACAATAAAAATTTAAACGAGGAGTAAAACATGCAAATAAATAGCTTTGGCGATATTGATAACGCCTTAAAAAGAGTCTGCGAGCTAAGCGTAGGCATAGAGAAAATCAACGGCGAAGTGACGCTTGAATGTAACCGCATAAAAGAATCACGTAAGAGCGAAGTAGAGAGACTTGAAAACGAAAAGAATTTCATCGAGCAGCAGATTACCATCTTTTGCGAGGACAATAAGGCTGAATTTGCTGAGAAACGCAGTAAAGAATTCACATTTGGAACAATAGGCTACCGAATAAGCAAAAGCGTATCTATCCCGCGCGTAGCTGCAAAGCTTGAAAGCCTGCTAAACGCTATCAAAGCCTTTGGGCTAGGCAAAGAGTGCATAAGCTACGAAGAAAAGCCAAACAAAGAAGCTCTTGCCGAGCTTGATGATGCTGATTTGGCAAGGCTTGGGCTAAAACGCGTAGTGAAAGATAATTTTAGAATTCAGCCAAAACTTGAGAGCTTGCAGGTGCAAAATTAAGGAGTCAAAGATGAGTTTATTGGATAAGAAAGTGAGTAAATATAGCTTCGAGCCATACAAAAATTTAAGAGACAAAAACGGTAGGCTCTTGCCAAGATTCGTACGTAGAGTCATGATGAAGAAAGCCGCAAAGGGTACAAGATGATGCACTTTTTGATATGGGGCATCATGCTAAACGTATATGGTTTTGTGCTCATATTGGTGGTAAATAATGCACTAGGTGCCAAAAAAAGAGAGTCAAGAAAGCTGGTTTTTGACATCGTGATGCTATTCGTGCCTTATCTGGTATTTGTATTTTTCATCATCTATATGTTGATTTTACTTGGCTTTGGATTTGATAGAGACGAAATGCTTGAATGGATCGAAAAAAGAAAAGAGCAGCGAAATTAAAGGGCAAAAGCCCTTTAACAAGCCTTTAAAGCAAATTTAAAAGCTTGTTAAAGAGTTTAAATTTTAAGGACGAGAAATGAAAATTTGGAATTTTTATATGGACTACTTTAAAGCGGGTGGTACTACATATAAATTTAAAGAAAAGTATTATGCGAGCAATAATGTAAAAATTCTGCTTAATCATATTTCTAAGAAACATAAACTTAAAAGAGGCTGCTGGTATCGCATAAATAGTAAAACATACGGCTATGAGAATTTGGATAGACCAGGACTCATCTGTGGACTAGAAATCACTATGAATGCCGAGTTTATAGGCTAAGGCAGCCGTATGACGACTAAACAACGCATCCATCTTGACAACATGGTAGCCAAAAGAAAAGCCGAAGCGATAGTAAGGCTACAAAATGCTCTTAGCTATGACATGAGCTTTTATAAATTTAAAAACGGCAAGCTCAATGTTTCAAAACTTGCACGTTGTGCGGGACTAAGTCGCGGGTTCGTGGAGCGTGAATTGTGGAAAAAGGGATTATGATGGATAATATATTCGAGTTTTTAAAAACTTCAAGCCTAAGCAAAGATAGCTTCAACGAAAAAGTCGAATTTTTAATAGATGATTTTCTTGTAAAAGAGCTCATTACACTCATATACGCAGACGGTGGTACGGGCAAAAGCTATATAGCCTTTGCACTAACTAAAAAGCTCTGCGAGATAGGTCAAAAGGTCTTTTTCATCGACTACGATAATCCTGTAAGCGTGCTAAAACAACGCGGCATCGATAAGCTTTTGATAGAGAAATTTAGCAGTCTAAGCTATATCCAAAGATCGCAAATCGCACTAAATGGATACGAGCTGGTGCTACGTCTAGAAGAAAGTGCGGTCGGCAAGGCATATAAAAACTGCGTATTCGTGCTCGATAGCCTGAGAGACTTCACGGATGTGTATAACGATAACAAGATAAATAGGCTATTTGAAGCGCTTAAAAATTTACGCGAGGCGGGAGCTACTATCATCTGATAAAACGTCCAGGCAAGGAAAACGAGCTAAATTTCTTACTTGAAGTGCAAAAAGAAAGAGCCGGGATAAAAGACATCGGATTTAGTATAGATACGTTAAATTTAGAGCTAAGTAGCCTAGATGTAGATGTAGCTAGGATGAATGAATACGAAATAAATTTCACCTCTAGCGCACTTAAGATTTTAGCTCAAGGCGATATGAATAAAACAGAGCTTCTAAATGCTATGGGCTATGAAAAAGACGACAAGACGGCAAGAGATTGTCTTGATAAATTTGAGGGCAATCTATGGACTAGCACAAAAACAGGCAAGGCAATAGTTTATAGCTCAAAGAAAGAAGCTACAACTATTACAACTGATACAACTATCGTAGAAGATAGTCTATTTTTGGCGGTTTAAATGGTTGTAATAGTTGTAAAGGTTGTAGGGAGCAAAAATGAATAAAACAACTGAACTAAAAAACTACTACATCAAAATGATCCACACTCTAAAACATAACTATTTCATCGATGATGAGTGCAGAAAAATCTATCTAAAATCTGTGTATAACAAAGAAAGCCTGAGCGATCTAACCATTAATGAGCTACGAGAAGTGCTTACGGTATGTGGTTACAAGCCATACAAAAAATACACTCCAAGCTATAAAAAAGCTAGATCAAAGACCGACAACCAAGGGCAAGTGGCTAGTATCGCATCAGGTATCAACGAAACCGTACCGATAAAAGACGGACTACACGCCACAAAAAGACAGCTCGAGACGATCACCGGGATCTGGGAGCAGATAGCAAGAAATAAATCGCCTATGGCGCTAAGAGAGTTTATTTTTAGGATCGTGAAAATTCGCCCGCTACACCTAAAATCTCTCTCGAGAGATGACGCAAGAGATGTAGTGCAAGCCTTGATACAGATGAAAGAGAAGCATGCAAACAGCGACAATAAATAACTTCGATCTGTTCGTTGAATTTTATAATAAGGTCAAGGAAAGCTCCGATATAAGCGAGATTATCAAAGAATATGGCGGAGCCAATATCTACATACCAAGCTACAAGGCAACATTCAGAAATCAAGACATACTAAGACAATACGATGAAGGCATAAGAGCAGGCAAGAATAGCTCCGTAGTCATCAGAGAACTAGCCCAAGCTCATAATCTAAGCTACAACACCATAAGCAGCATCACAAAAGAAGTTAGAGAGCCAAGTTTATTCGATTCGGAAAATTGACATTAGGCTTTTAAAAAAATATAATTTCATTAAAATTTTTAAAAAGGGGGAAATATGGCAAGTTTAGAAGAAATCAAAAGTCAAATTTCGGATTTTTCAAACGTAAAAGACGTTTGGACGAGAAAAGAAATAAAGTGTCTTCCTGATATTATTTGGGAAGGTGAAAATATACAAAGCGCAACTTCAGGCACGTATAATCACGGCTTTGGAATATTGGTGGCAACAAATAAAAGGCTTATCTTTATCGATAAGGGCATTTTCAGCCTAAAGGTTGAGAATTTTCTATATGACAAAATAAGTTCGATAGAATATAAAATAGGCATATTGAGTGGCGAAATAATCATATATACATCAGGTAATAAAGCAAAAATAGAGTCCGTTGTACCAAAAGAGAACGCAAAATATATGGCCGAATTTATACGGGCATATATGGATCACTCAAAAAATAGCGAAAAGCAACAAACGGCTCCTAGCAATACGATAAACAACGAGAACCAGGAAGATTGGATGCAAAAGCTTGAAAAGTTAGCATCCTTGAAAGAAAAGGGCGCCTTAACAGAAGAAGAATTTATAGAGCAGAAACAAAAGCTTTTAAAAAATGTATAAAATTTTAATTGTGCTTCTGGCTCTCTTAAATTTTTGTCTTGCCGACTATGAAGCCAAGGTCATAAAAATAATAGACGGTGACACTATGCAGGTTCTATCCGCAAACAAGGAAAAAATCAAAATAAGACTATACGGCATAGATGCTCCTGAAAAGAAACAGGCTTACGGTAAAGTATCAAGGAATGCTCTTGCCGATAAGATAGCAGGCAAGATAGTTAAAGTATCTCCAAACGGAAAAGATAGATACGAAAGAGAGCTTGCTAAAATTTATCTTGACAATGAGGATATAAATCGATATATGGTAAGGAATGGCTTTGCTTGGGCTTTCGTAAAATACTCGAAAGAATACGCTAGTGATGAAATTTATGCAAGAAATAATAAGTTGGGCTTGTGGCGGAGCAACAATCCGACTCCACCGTGGATATTTAGAAAAAGATAATTTTTACTATCTGATCGGGTCATCAGAAAATAAGCTCTTCTTTATATACTCTCCTTTATAGTTTTTCCCACCCCCGTCTGATAAAAGCTGATTCACCTCTGAAATATCTAGCCATTTTGGCATAGGAAAAGGAAGCTCTTTAAAATCATAATATTCGCCACCTGCATTCTTAAAAACGACTTCCCTGTGGCTCCTTGCCTTACCATTTACGGCATAGTAATCAAAACCGCCATCTTTATTTTTTGCGGTATCGTCTACAACATATATCCCACCATCATTGCTATTGCCGGTTTGAAAGCATTTGACGAATAAATAGCCCTTATATTCCGATGTATTGCAAGTGACAGGGGTATAATTTTTATAGTATGTTACATATATATAGGTCATCAGATCTTTATAATGACCGGCTTCAGCCTTAACATTACTATCACCTCCACATCCTAAAAACAAAAGTGCAATTATAAGCCATAGCTTTTTTATCATTTTGTATCCTTGCTGTGATTTTTGGCAAAATTATATTATATTCTTTATAAATTCAATTATAGTGCCCCTTATAGCCTTCTTTGTTTTACTAGGTAGAGTGCCTTTTTTACTAACTGGTAGAAAAGGACGTGCTGGGATTTTGATACCTCGTCCAAAAGCGTTATTTGTGCCAAATTGATGCGTTAGTCCATATGCAAAGCCGTTTTTCTTGATATTGTTAGATACGCTTACTTGATCGCTATTTGCTTTAGTTATCCATCTGTCGGCCAAGTATCCCTCGCCTCGCAAGATCTTACTGCCTTTGCCTTGTTTGGTCTTTTGTTTTAGTGTACTGGGTTTTAAGGTGGCCCACTTCTGCCCAAACGGGCTAGTCTCGTTTTCAAAAGCGTCTTCGATCTCGTTTTGTAGGATGTTGCCAAGAGTTTGCATGAGTGGCTTAGTATTCGTGCCTATATCTTGAAGCTTTTTGAGCTTTACCTCTATCGCCTCGAGTCCTTTAACCTCTATCATTTGACTTTACCTTTTTGTAATGATATAATGCATCGAAAGTGGTGAGCGAAGATGTGAACTCAAGAAATTGAGAGAGTAACCACAGAGGGCGAAAGCCGTCGATGTTGCAGGTTCAAATCCTGCCCGTTCACTACTTTAACTTTTTGATTTCTCCACCTTTTATGGCGCCTAAAATATCCTCTTTTATGTTTTTATCCAGCGTAATGACATAGTTTTTGACCTTAAATTTCTTATGCGTTTTTGATACTTCGATAGGTATCAAATTTAATCTTGTCTCATCTGCTTCGTCATCAAAGATAAAAACTATATTGTTTTTGCCCTCTCTTAAATCCACGTAGGCCTTATCCTCATCTTGCAACACTTCGACGATCCGCTTCATTTCTTCAACTCTAAAAGCGTGCTGATAGGCTTGCTTTCTCTTTGGGCTTGCATGTGTGAGCTCTTTTTTAGTTAGGACTATGCCGCCGCTTTCTATGCTTTTATTTAAAATTTTACTTGCCAGATCAGCTAAAATTTTACTCAAAAAGCCTACTTGAAATATATTTATGGGCACTTTTTGGTTATCTTTTACGATTATCTCGTCTATGGCCTGCTCTAGCCCCTTTTGCCACACATAAATATCTCGCTCGTGTTCAAACTCTTTAAGCAGCTCTTGTAAAGCCTTTTTTGCTTTCGGGCTAGTTAGGCTCTGTAATGCAGCGTCCTTTTTGTCTTTGAAAATTTCATCTATCTTTTCGACTTTGCCGGGGTTGTACGCAAAGTCTTTCTCAGCCGCTTTTGGCAAAAACGAGCCGTCTGCTAACGGAGTGATGCCGCGCGCTTCGCATTCTGCTTTTGTAAGCACCTGCACTTTGCAGCGGCAGTTATAGCCGTTTGGTGGATAGTTCGTGTTCCAAAAAGGATCTGTTTTCGGCAAAGTCTTTCCGTGAAGCCTACGGTGTGAGGCTCTAGTCCTACCGTCTAGCACCGCCGTGTATCTAAAATACTCTCCAAGACTTTGCATCTGACTTTCATATCTCGCCTTAGCGTAGGCTGTTCGCATATTGGTGTTATAGATAGTTTTTAGCCTGCGGTTTCCCACATAAATTTCTTTTTCCTCACCGGTATTTGGATCTTTGACTTTGACATTTCCCAGCCAGCCTTTCTTGGCTAGCATAGGTTTAACGCTTTGCTTCCATTCTTCAAAGCCTACACCCTCTTTAAAGGCCTTTGTAAGAGAGCCTTGCATATCTCTTAAGAGATCTAAATTTGTCATCTTTGCGATCGTAAAAGTCTTTTTATGCGCGTCATGCATGATCTCGTCATAATCAAAATGTTTCTCGGGTTTTTTGCCAGCCATGTATTCATATACGGCAGTAGGCTCCTCAAAAAATGAAAAGCCCAGATCACTACTCTTCATAATATCCCGCCATTTGTGCGTTTGCTATTGCGCGAAACATCATCTCTTCAAGCCTATCAAACGGCAGATCGTAAAGCTCGTAAAGCTTTTCAAATGCCTCTTCGTAAGTCTCGCTCTCGTTTATGAATTTATTCAAAGCCAGCTCGATCTGCCCATCATCGATTTCAAGCTCATCTGTAGCCTTGTCAAATTTATCTATCGGCAACCCCGTTTTAACAGCCTTTAAAGGGATTTTAAGGGGCGTTTTATTGGCCGTGATTTTTGCCGTTTGTTGACCTTGCTCTTGCGTTTTTTCCTCATCGAGTTCGATATTGTAGGTGTCTTTGATATATTTTTGAGTAGGCACGAAGCCCATATCAAATAGCACCTTATCACGGTTAGCTCTTTCGGTATTTGGCGCATCCTCATCGAACAACTTTGCGCTAAGCTCGCCGTTAAAGCCGTTGATCTCTTTAAAAAAGTCGATCGCCTTATTCATTACGAAAACTAAAATTTTCGCATCGTTTGCGGCGAGATCTTCTCTGATCTCGTTGTGCGTCTGTGCGGCCGCGTAGCTTCCTTCTCTCACATCGCTTGTTAAATTTGCACCTAAGATAGCCTTGCTTATTTGAGTATCGAAGTAGTTTGGAAGCTTTGAAAAATCGACATTTGATGTAGGCTGAATGAGTTCAAGCTCCTCGTCTTTGTCGATGACCGCGCTATCGCCGCTAAGCATAGCATCGACTTCCTTTGCGAGCTCGTCCGGATCGTAAGAAGTTTTTGCAATAGCCCAAGGAGAGCCGAACCGCTCCAAAAACCTATACCAAAATTTAAGGCTCGCATTTTTCATCTTGACCGGAAAATAGAGCTTTTTAAGCAGCCCGTCGCCGTATTGCTTTTTAAAATTTGCTCTATTTAGCGCGTAGATGACTTTAAAAGGCGGGATCTCTTGCTCGCTACCGCTACCGTTGAATACAAATTCGCCCGCATCGTTAAATTTAAATTTCCTAAAATCGCGCTGCACTAGTCGTGGATAAATAAATCCGTCTTTTTCTTTGTAGTTTATCTCGAACACATTTAGCCCGTAAAGATATGTTTCAAGGACTTGGCTCACGATGTCAGGATTGAATATGTTTTTAAATTCTCTTTTGAGGTTTTCATCTTCCGTGATGATTTGTATCTCTTTTTTCTCGGTCACGGCCTTGCGGCTCACATCACACTGCGTAACGGTAAGATCGCTTAAGATCATATCTATGTCGCTATCGTTAACCTGGCTGACGCTTGTATTCATGATTAGATCTATCAGCGTGCTGTTGGCTGAGATTATGGACGCTCTTTTGCCGCTTTGTTTGATTTCGTTTTTGTTTTTAAAAATATTTAGAAATTTCATCTATGCCGCCTTTGAATTTTCTTGGTTAGTTTGGTTAAGTTATACGCTCCAGCAAGCGAATCGGGAGCGTCGTCGTGCTTGGCCTCCGGATACTCTATTAGCTGCTCGATCAGCAGAGTTTGGCTTTTGTGAAACACTATCTCGCCATCATCAATCGGCACTTCGAGCTCTTCTATCCTCAGTCCCTTGTTTGCTACGTTATTCACGCCTTTTAATGGTAGTTTTGCACCCGCTTCGAACGCCTTTTCTCTGATCCACTGACGAAAGAATTCTTGTCCGCCGTTGGTCTCGATCGCACAGATCCTGCAGCGATAAATTTGGTTTAGCTCGATGATTTTCTTGATCGCCTTTTTGGTTTTCATAACTTCGACTATGCTCTCGGAGATGTAGATTTTTTGCTCGCTTTTGCTCACTCCAAGCACGGTGATTGCCGTAAAGTCTGATTTTTTCTTTTCGCCCGCCGGGTCGATATACATGACAAAGTAATCTATCCTTGGAAGTTCTTTATAAAAATGCAGCGATTCTTTCGTGAAAATTTGAGCCTCACTGCGAGGATCGTTTTGCTGCTCCTTGTTGAAACTCTTTAAATTTTCAGCCCTTTTTTGCATGAGTTTTAGGATCGGCAAGGCTTCTTGCCAAAGCACCTGCGAGCCCTCATCCATCAAATTCTTTCTTCGCATATAAAACTCATCGCTTGCTGCTACGGATACATTGCGATATAGATTCGCCCACTCTTCCCACAGATCCATTCTCTTTGGGAAACTGATAATGGACTGATATTTTTTGGCGTTCCAAAATTTAAGTTTGAGTTTTCTTGCTAGCACGCTATCAGCGTGAAGTATAGTACCGATATAAAGCACGTCTAAGCTACCATCTACGCTGCCTAAATTTAATACCGCTTCATCAAGCCACGCTTCAAGCTTGTCGCGTTGATCTTTGCTTCTTACGTTGGTGTCATTTTCCAAATCATCAAGCACAGCAAGATCGGGGCGATATGTGCCAAATTTAACACCACGCAACCTTTTGCCAGAGCCAAAGGCTTTTATTTTCACGCCATTTTTCGAGACAAATTCGCCTATTTTCCAGTTTTTAGAAGCACCGCAAACTTGTGGGAAATCAGCCTTTAAATTTGCGTTATCTTCAAGTTCTGCTTTAATAGCCTCCAAGCAACCCTCTACTAGCTCCACTGCGTCTGAAATTTCAACGATGAAATGCTTTTTGCCAAAGCAGATACACCAAAGCGGAAAAAGCTGGGAGCAATAGGTGGTCTTTGCATGACCACGCGGGGCAGCTCTTGCATATTTTTTGCCAACAGGGCTTGACGTGATCTCTTCAAATGTGTGCGCCAGATCCTCATGCAGCTCGCATTTGCCAGTGATCGTGAAGTAGTGCGGAAAATAGGTCTTTGCGAAGTATTCAAAATCAAATTCGGCTCTTTTTATACGTGCTGATTTTTGTTTTGGGTCAAGGATGGAGTTTAGATGTATCTGCTCTTTTAGCTCATCTTTTAGCTCGCCAAGCCACTCGCAAAAATCCTTTCTCGTAAGCTTTGAAAGCTCAGGCTCGCTGACACCTTGCCTCTCGTAAAAGTCTTTTTTGTCCTCTAAGAAGCTGTCTAATTCGTCTTTTGAAAATAGCATATCAACCCCTACACATCAAGTTCTTCAATAGCTTTAACGAATTTTTCACTTTCGATGAGCTCGATGAGCTTTTTGATACACTCTTTGTTTTCATCATCTTTAAATTTTTCTACGACCAGCATGATGACTTTTTTGGCTATGCTTAGGCGATAAGCCGCCGGATCTTCATAGCTTGCCACTTTGCTCATCTTTACGAAGCTGTCGCCGATCTTTGAAAGGGCTCTTGCTTTTTCGCTTGCGCTTAGCTCACTTTCTCTGATGTCTTTGACTGCTAGGCGCATCTCTTCGATGAAATTTTGATATATATTTTGCTTCTCTTCACCGCTACCGCTTAGATACGCTGTCGTTTTTGCCTCATCCCACTTGCCGTCATTTGTCTTGTAGTTTTTTATGGTTTTTACGCTTTTATTTAAAATTTCAGCTATCCGCTCGACACAAAAGCCTTTCAAATAAAGCTCTTTGGCAAGCTCTTTGATTTTTATCGTAGTGTTGTTTTCGCCCATATACTTCCTTTAAGTCGCTAGTTCATCTAAATTTAACGGTTTGTTTTTGTGCTTAAAAGCCCTGATGATCATCTTTGGCGGGCTTTTATCCTCGATTTGCGTCGGGATCTTCTTCGCTGCCATTTTTAAGAGCAGCGCATCGATCTTTTCGACCTGTTCTTTCAGGCTTTCTTTCGGGAAGTTGTTTCGCTTTTTTAGCTCGATGATGGTTAAATTTACGGCTATATCTTTTAAAAGCGGGGTCGGATTGTCAGGCAATAAAATAAACGAAGCGATGTATGAAAGCGCGTCACTTTGGCTATCATCTATAACGTCTTGATTTATTTGTCCGCTTCCCTCAAAGTCGCTTAGCTCAAGTAGCTCTTTGTTTGAAATTTCTTTGAGCAGATCATCATTATTTATCATCTTGTCTAGCTCCATAATATTTTAAGCCTTTTAATAGCCGTTAAAGGGGTATTAAAACATTTAAAACATTTTTCTAGTATGTTTACTCGTCTTTTAAATTTAAAGGGCTTCACAGCCCTTTAAATCAATTTATGCCATTTCAAGCTCAATGATCGCATCAAGTCTGTTGCAGATAGGTATAGGTCTGCTTTCGCTAACTATCGCCCAGCCCGCACCCATTGGTAGAACTTCAGGTGTAGGAGCATAGAACTTTGTCGGAGCTCTTCCTACGGCTGAAGTATGGTTCGCTCTGGTATAGACGATCTCGAACATCTCACTACTTTGAGGAACCACTACCGCTTGCTTGCCACTCATATAGCTTGTTGGCTTTCCTTTAGAGTTCTTGTATGTTGCGTCATAAGGTACAAATGCCTTGCCAAAAATCTCAAGGGCTAAGACGCCATTCTTATCAACTACTTTGGCTGTTTGGTTTTTTAACATCTCGGCTGCTTCAGCCTTTTTAAGAAGCTCAGCGTAAAGCTCTCTTGTGACTAGAGCTATGTAGGGTTTTGTTTGTCCCAAGACATTAGCTTGTTCTTTATCGATGTTATTAAGAAGATCTAGTAAGCTCATAGCTGACGTAATGGTTATTTTTTTACGAGCTGCGCTTAAGCTAAACAATACATTACCTTTGCCATCCATAACTTTTCCAAATATAGCGCCTATTGCCATATACTCGATCGTATTTATGATATTACTCTTTTGTCTAGCCAATTTCTTTCCTATCATAGCTGCAAGAGATTTTACTTGGTCATCTTCAGTATTGAGAGTCTTTAGCAAATTCATCTCGCTTGCAGGCAATATGCTATACTGCGGAAATCTCGGAAGTGGAACAGAGATGATAGTCTCGTCATCATTTTTGGTCACCAAATGTTCTCCATTTTCGCTAACGCTTTCAAGTATTACCCCTTCACCTTTTGTGATGATAATATCATGCGAATTTGAAAGTGTTGGTGTCCATTTTGTGAAGAAAGTATCCGTTATGAGACTTTGATCTGCTTTTGCATGATTGACGATCTCGGTCATCTTTTCAATAGTAAATTTATTTAGAAGCTCGTCCATTTTATACCTCTCTTATGATTATTTTTTGTTTGAATAGTGCAGTTTTTAGTTCAGTTGCAACGCCGGAGAGCTTTACTTCTCCTAAAACTAGCACGTCAGCTTCGCTTGTAGCAGATACGTTGTCGGCTAGCACACCAAACACAGCTGCAGCATTTGCGATAGTTGCGGTTTGATTGTCGTTTGTTACAGGCGCAAAGCTCTCGCCGCCGTTTATGCTAAACAGCACGACCCCGCATTCAAGCGCCTTTGTCGTCTCTACCTTAGCATTTACTCCAAGCACCTTGTTTACCACTATGTCCCCGTAGGTTTTTGGTTTGATTTGTTCATTTGTTGGCATTATTCTTCTCCTAAAGCATATTTAACAATGTCTATTTCGTTGCTTTTACTTTTATTCTCAAACATATCGTTTGGTAAATTTAGCTTTTGCTGCGGGACGACCGCACCTTTTAAAAACTCCTCAAAGCCTGCAAGGTTCGCCTTTGCGTAGCCTAGAGCCCACTCTTTTTGAGAAGTAGGGATTTTATTGGCTACGATCGCAGCTTCTACTTTAGCCTCCGCTATTTGAGTCCTCAAGGATTCAAGCTCGGTTTGCGAAGCGTTTAGTTGATTTTTGAGTTCAGCGATCTGCGCTTCATATTGAACGCTGTTATCAGCATCTCGCCCTTCGGGCTGTGTGTTTGGATTTTTATCCGCCATATTTTGCTCCTTTATTAGTTGGTTGAAATTTTTGTTGATTTTAACTTCGCCGAGCTCATCGAGAAACGGCGTATTGGTCAGTGCAACACTTTCTAACCTCACACCGATATTGGCACCAGTCTTTTGATCGACCGCACTAAAATTAAATACCGGGCTAAGATAGCGATACTCTTCGTTTTTGATGTATTCAAGCGCTCTATCGGTCCACTTTACCTTGCCCCAAAGCTCGCTATCATCTTTTGCGCTCCAAACCTCGGTAATCCAGCCAGCCGCCGGAGCCTCCCCGCCCCAAAGACTTTGATGCTCGTAATCGACTACTAGATCTATCTTGCGGCTATCAAAATTTTCTTTCATCCTTTGAATGTCGAGCTTGTCAACCCTGAAAGCGCCGGAGTGATGACCGTTCCACTCGCCGGTCACGGCAAGTAAAATTTCATGTTCCTTTTTGTCTTTTACCTCTTTTAGCGCGTAAAGCCTACCTTGAAACAGCATTCTTATTCTCCTGTCAAAAATTCATCTTTTTGCAAAAACTCGGTCTCGATCTCGCGTGTGAGTACATAGACATATCCATAATCGGTTATGTTGTTTATCCTTACTTTTAGGGTTTTTGGCTTGATTTGAAACTCATTTGCAAGATTTGAATTTCTAAGCAATTCATCTATCTTTTCACATAAGCCAAGAGCTTTAAATTTATTTTCTTGACGGTAATTTTGAGCTTTGCTTGAAGTGCAGGCTAATATATGAATATTATATGTAGCGCTTCTTGCTACTATGTTGTCATATTTCTCGCTTGCAAATTCAACGAATACGAAACTTTCGCCACCTTTTATGAGCAGCTCCATCTCGTCTTTGTTTTCAAACTCACCAAGATATGGCCTTGTGTTCTCGCAAATCTCTTTTATGGTGGCGAGCAGGTCTTTTTCAAACTCTACAAACATCATTATCCTTTTCATCTTTGCTGGCAATTATGGAGTTTTTAAACCCAAAAATCTAATAACGTTTTTTGATAAAAAATCGTGTCAAAAAATAATGATGGATTTTGAGGAATAGTTGGCGTAATATGCCGTCAAAAATCAGATAGGAGCAACGATGAGCCTACTTTCAAGCATCAAAGAAAACGAAGGCTTTGATAGCCACGTATATGAAGACACAAGAGGCTATCCGACGGTCGGGTATGGCTTTAAAGTATCTTCACTCACGCGTGATGAGCTAGCTCTCAATGGCGGCAAGGTAGAGCCTATGAGCCGCGAGGTGGCGGATCAAATCTTAAATTTAAAAATTAAAAAGCTTAAAGATGAAGTATTCAGCGCCTTTTCTTGGCTTACTGATAAACCAAAAAACGTACAAGACGTGGTAATAGAAATGTGTTATCAAATAGGAGTGCCAGGCGTAAAGAAATTCGTCACTACGCTTCATCACATCAGAGTCGGCGAATATCGTCAGGCTTATCAAAGTGGTATGAACTCGCTTTGGGCAAAGCAAACTCCTAATCGTGCAAAAAAGGTTTTAAATGGACTTTTTAACGAGTAAATTCTTGTCTATTTTTGGCTTTGGGCTGGCTGCATTTGCGGGCATTCTTTGCCTAAATCTATTTTTGGAAAATTCAAAGCTTGAGAGCGTGAATTCTCTTCTAAATAGTGAGTTGGAGGCTTGCAACGAAAAGCAAGAGCGTCTCACGAAAGACTACGTCACAAGCTCAAATAATCTAAACGCTTGCAATGCCCGTATCGCTTTACAAAACGAAGCCATCAAATCAGCACAGGTAAAGACCGAGGTCAAAGAGTCGCCTGCAGCCGCTAAGATCAAGAAAATTTATATCGAGAATAAAAGCTGCGAGGCGGAGTTAAAAGCTTATAAGGAGCTATTTGAATGAAAATTTTACTGCTTATGTGCCTAACGTTGCTTTTATTCAGCGGCTGTGCTAGTAATCAGCCAAAAGAGCCGCATATCATATATAAAGATGTGCTCGTACCGGTCAGATGTAACGCTGATATGCCTGTAAGGCCGCTGAATAAAGGAAATTTCGAAAGCCATAAAGCTTTGATGATCTATTACCTGCAGTGTGAGGATCTACTTAGGCAATGTATAGGGGAGAGTAAATGAATAGAGATTATACGGCAGAGGGTAGCACTATCATAAACGGACAAGATGGGACTGATGACATAATCAGGGAACTTGGTCACGCGATAAATGGTGCGGGTGGCTGGGGACTGAATGAATTTTTGGTATTTTTGGTGCTTATATTTGTTGCACTCATCTTGATCATATTTTATTTTTCGCAAAGATCCTCAGCCAAGATGACTGATCTTGTTATACGCGCAAACGAGAAAAATAATGAGGTCGTAAATAATAATACCTTTGCGATGAGAAATTTAGCTGAAAAGATGAGAGACAATCATAACGCCAACAATAAAAAGTTAAACGAGATACATGACGACGTCAAAGAGATAAAGGATAGGCTCAAATGATAGAGCTTGGCATTATAAGTGAAATATCCGGCGACAGGGCGCGTGTAACTATCGGCTCCATGGTGACTGATTTTTTGCCCGTCATGCAGCTAGCAAACTCTTTTGTCAGAAGCTGGACTCCGATCAGAGTCGGCGAGCAGTGTGCCGTGCTTCCTATTCGTGGTAGCCTAAATGCCGGCATAGTGCTTCGAGGCATTTATCAAAGCGCTCACTTGGCACCAAGCACCGATGAAAACAAGCAAATTTGCGTCTTCGAGGATGGCGTAAAGATAAGCTACGATGTAAGTAACTCTACACTTGAGATTTCAAGCCCGAAGCAAATAAATATAACCTGCGAGAATGTGAACGTAAAAGCTAAAAACGTAAAGGTAGAGGCAACCGACACCCAAATAAAAAGCCCAAGCATAAAGCTTCTTGGCAATACCTTAATACAAGGCAGCATAAACACAGCAGGAACCGGTGGGGGCAGCGGAAGCTTCGAGATAAACGGGAATGTGAAAATAACGGGCTCGATCAGCGCAGGTGGCGACGCTAAATTTGGTGGTAGCGTAAGCGACAGCAGAGGCGATCTCACAAATCACACAAATAACGGATATGCAAGGGACTAAGATGAAATATCTAGCAACTATCGAAGAGAGTATCAAAGATATACTCCTCACTCCACTGGGATCTCGCGTCATGCTGCCCGATTATGGCAGCCGTATATTTGAGCTTATAGATAGAAAAGTAGATGATGAATTTCGTGCGGATCTTGCCTGCTACGTCATCGAAGCTATCGAAAAGTGGGAAACTCGCATAAAGATAGATGAAGTGAAGCTAATAAGCCTAAAAGATCATAGGCTAAATTTTAAAGTAGTTTTAACCAGTGGCGATGAGATAGGGATTGAAATATGAAGTTAGAAAATTTGCCATATCCAAACGTCATCGAAGAGCTAAATTTTAACGAGCTTTTAAAGGGCATTAAAGAGCTTTTTAAAAGCTATTTGAATGACGATGAAGTTTCTTTGCTTGAAAGCGATCGTTTCTCTGCGCTTCTTGAAACGCTTGCATATCGTGAGCTGCTTTTAAGGGCAAGGATAAATGAAAGCGTGAAAAGTATGCTTTTACCTTATGCCTCAGGCAGTGATCTTGACAATGTCGTTGCGATCTATGGTATCGAAAGACTTCAAGGAGAAAAGCCAACAGCGGGCATCGAGCTTTGCCTGTCTACCCTAAAAGATAGCGATACCATCGTGCCTGCAAAGAGCGTATTCAGAAGTGAAAAAGGGGGTATCGCCATCCTCAAAGATAGCGTAGTCATCAAACGCGGCGAGCTAAAAGCCACCGGTAAAATAGTTCTTGATGAGTTTATTAAGGAAAGCACGGTCAAATGCGAACTCATTCAAACTCCGCTACCTTTTGTACTCAAAGCCAAACAAACATCAAATTTTAGCGGCGGAGCTGACAAAGAAAGCGATGATAGGCTTAGGCAAAGAGCTGTGCTTTCGCTGGAGAGATTTTCAACGGCTGGAAGCGCAAAAGCATATATTTATCAAGCATTATCTGCAAACGCAAAGGTTGAGGAAGTAAGCGTGCTAAACGGCGGTCCCGGCATCGTGAATGTCTATCTAAAAACCTCCGATATGAGCGAAGCAACAAGAGCTAGCGTAGAGGATCATCTAGGCGGTGAAAAGGTCAGACCGCTCACTGATACAGTGAATGTCAAAAACGCGACTATCAAAGATATCCAGATCACAGCCCAGCTTGAGTTAACAGATATGTTTTTGCAAGATGAGATCGATAAGGTTATCAAATCAAGCAGGAGCAGTTTAAGTTTAGGCGAGGATCTAAATTTAAGCTATATCTACTCCACGCTTCATAAAAATGGGGTTTACAGGGTAAATTTAAAAACTCCCGCTGCCGACATAAAAGTAAATGATGATAGCTTCATAAGGCTAAATTTCAATCTAAGCTACAAAAAGGCCGAGCTATGAGCCTGCTACCAAATCATAAAAGCAAACTTGATAAGCTGCTTGATGAGCTATTCGGGCTTAGATTCGATGGTCTTGACATCAGTGCAATAAATACGCTCGCGGGTTCTTGCCCGGCTTCTTTGCTACCTATCCTAGCCGCAAGCTTTGATGTGGATATAGACGGGCTAAATGAAACGAATGCTAGGTGGCTTATAAAAAACGCCTTTAAAATTCACTTTTATAGCGGTTCGTTTTACGCTGTAAAAAAGGCGGTGCAAAGCGTAGATAGCGGAGCGGTGATCATCGAGGGTAACCTAAATCAAAAATATGACGGATCCATCGAGTATAACAAAAGTAGGTTTTACGGCTCTAACACACACTGGGCGGAGTATAGCATCATTGCTAGCATCCCCCTTTCAAAGCAAAAAGCAAAACAAATAAGCGACGCCGCCAAGAGTGCAGCTCCTGCAAGGTGTGTGCTTGTAAGCATAGATCATAGAGCAAGCGGCGTGATCTACGACGGGCAAATAAAATATAACGATCAATTCAACTATGGAGCATACAATGGCTAACCTAAAAGAAGAAAACAAGTGGGAAGAAGGCATCTATCAGCTTGAAGTCACCGACCCGGTGGTTGGCGGGATAGACGGTATCTCAAACAAGCAAGCAAAACAGCTGGCAAATAGGACGAAATTCCTAAAAGAGAATATAAATACTCTAAATGATGGAAAGCTTGGTAAAGAAGAAACAGCGGTCAATAGCAAAAAGCTAGACGACAAAACAGCTGATGCCTTTGCTCAGCTTGCAAAAGAAAATACCTTTACTAAGCCTTTAGTTATCGGTAGTGAGGGGGTATTTCACGCAAATAACAATAATAGCCACTTTTTAATCGAGGCTAAAAACAAAGGTCAAGCTATAGGTCTTGGCACCCCAAAACCTGATGGCGCACCAGTGTGGCATTACTTCACACACGAAGGCTTTAGGACGGATGCTAGCGTTAATGCCGGGGTCTTAAAAATCAAAGGTGTGAATACAGATGAAATCTATCTCAAGAAAGATGAAGCAAGCGACGGCACTCCGATAGGTGCATACCTGGCGTGGAGCTCTGAAAGCAAAATCCCGGCAGGCTATTTGCTTTGCGATGGACGCGAAATTTCAAAGAGCGAATACAAAGAACTATATGAGATCATTGGTGATACATACGGCACACCAAGCGATACAAGCAAATTCAAGCTACCGAAATTCAACGACGGACGCTTCATGCGTGGTACTGGCGGAAATGCTGCAGCTCTTGGTGCTTTGCAAGGCGACGAAATAAAGGAACATAGCCACTACGTATGGTATGGGAACAATGAAACAGAGCTAGTAGCAGCGGGCAGTAACTCCTTTGGAAAAAATCCAAGAAACGACGGCAACACTAGGTTTCGTTTTTCCACTACGAATGCCGGCGGTATCGAAACAAGACCTCAAAACAGCGCAGTAGTTTTCATCATCAAAGCCAAAAATGTCAGAGAGGCCAAACAATCTGACATCGACAAAACACCATACGCTACTGAGACAAAAGCTGGTCTCATCAAAATCAAAAACTCTATCACTGGGCAGCAAGAGGACGTAGCCGTGAGCGAGAAAGCGGTCGCAGGTATTTCAAGCATCGGCATCAATCAAACTTGGCAGGATATGACTAGCCAGAGGCAAATTGGTATCACATATACAAACACTACGGATAGACCTATGATGGTGTCTATCACCACGAACGACAATTTGGCGGAGCTATTCACAAACAACATAAAAGCTGCAGTAGGAAATGACGGCTCGAATGCTCTCACTAGTCTTTGTGCCATCATCCCAAGCAAAGCAACATATGCTCTTAAAGGCTCGACCACGCTATATCACTGGGCCGAACTACGATAAAGGAACAACAAATGAAATACTTCAAAGACCAACAAAATCAAATCTACGCACTAGATGAGAAAGACGTAGCAGAATTTAAAAAATCAGAATGGATCGAAATTTTAAAAAAAGAAGTGGATGAGATACTCAATCCCGCACCAAGCAAAGAACAGCTAAAGCAAAAAGAGCTAGCCGAACTAGAGGAGCAAATCAAAGAGACTGAGGGCTACATCCGCCACGCCATACTCATCGGAAACGATAGCGTGCTATCCGAACTTCGCGAGGAATACAAAGAACTCCTCGCCCAAAAAGAAAATCTGACAAAAGGAGACGAGCAATGAGAAAAAGAGTCAAACGCTGCGAGATCTGCAGCTCAAAGCTAGACACAAAAGGCGAGTGCACCTGGGATGGTTGTCCGAAAAGCCCAAAGTATGAAACCGACTCAAAAGAGCTAGAAAACACAGAAAAAACCGAAAAAGGTAAAAAATGAGAATATCTAAAAAACAAATTTGCCAAATCCTAACAAACGTAATCATCGAGCTTCCGTTTGAAATTTTGGCATTTCTAGTAGTTCCGATCGCAGTAGCCTTTTGCAAAAAAGAGGACGAACACTTGCCACATTGGGCGAGCTGGTTTGATGACCCAGACTATGGCATCAACGGCGATGAGGGCTGGAAAAACGAACACTTTCCGGGAAAAGAAAGGACATACTATGCTCGCTTGCGCTGGCTGCTTAGAAATCGTATCGGTGTTTTTTCGGTCAAATTTCTAGGTGTGAGAGTGAGAGACATCGAGCCGTCAAGCGTGATCACGCAAGGCAATCCAAAAATCACTTCAAATGGCGGCATCGTATCTGATTGGTGTCTAGTGATCTGCAAGCTCAAAAACGGCAAAGAGCGTTTCGGATACTACCGAACTATCAGATACGGCGGAATTCTCAAGAATTTCTATTGTCGCATATATCTTGGCTGGAAGCTGATGGACGTGGCAGGTATGAATGAGATGAACGCACATACATATCTTGAAGCGGATGACAAGCCAGCGTTAAAGAGTGTGTGGGCGGTAAACCCGATAAAAAGAGTGAAACATTAAAATTTAAAAGGAGAAAACATGGCAGCAAAATACGGCGTAAACATAACGATTTCAGCAGAAGCAGCAAGACCTATACAGGTCGAGACTACGACTCCGATCGCGATAGCTGGGTATGAAGAGCTACTTGAAAACGGTATGCACTTTTTCATGACTACGGACAAAGCGATCGATGCGATAGAGCAAAAATACGAGGCAAAGAAAAAGGCGAATCAAACATTCAAAAAAGGCAGCGTTTATAAAGCTCTGAAAGCTATCAGCGATCAAGCCGTGCAAACGCAGATCATACTCTCGGTATTCACAAAAGATGATGACGCGGATACCAATGACGAGATCACAGAATGCAAAGCAGCTATCGAAACACTCAAAAACGCAAAGTCGAAATTCGGCTATCGTCCGAACATAATCATTGCCCCCGAGTATTCTCACGAGGACGCCATAAAAGGAGCGATCGAAAAGATGAGCGAAAGGCTCAAAGCAACCGGTATAATCGATCTAAAAGCAGATGATGCAGCCTCGGCTATCACAAAAATGGCGGACTTTGGATCACGCAGGCTGATCGCAAGCTATCCAAATGTCAAAGTTTGGGATGATGAGACGAATGCTTATGTATTCGAGGGACAAAGCGCAAGGCTAGCTGGCATGATAGCTCACACTGATGGCAGCAGTGAGTTTGGATACGCCGACAGCTACTCAAACCGCGTTATGATAGGAATATCAGGCACGCAGATAGACGTAGATTTCGAGCTGGGTGAAACATGCACGGCTGATGAGCTACGCGGGGCGTATATCTCAACGATCATCAGAGAAAGTGGCTTTAGGGCATGGGGTGGTGAAACTAGCGATCAAGATACAATCTGGCAAGATCTTGCTAGGGTTAGGATATTTGATCGTATCAGCGAAGCTTGCCAAAAAGGCGTTTTATTTGCGATAGATCGCAGAGCCGATCAGCTCTATCACGCCAAACGTTCGGTTGATGAGCTACTTCGCTCATTAGTTGGTGCAAAGGTGCTTATCGGATACGAGATCAGCTGGAGCGAGAAAAACACACTTGCAAACATCACGGCAGGTAAATTTTATCTTGACGTCCGTATGCAAAACAACCCTATCGTCAAACAGCTTACGCTTGATTTCATTTATACTGACAAGTATGGTGAAAATTTACTAAACGATCTAAACAAATAAGGAGTGAAACATGGTAAAAAGACAAATACCTCAAGTAGTGCAAGAAGCAAACGTCTACATCAACGGGCAAGGCTATCTAGGCGTCGTCAAGTCTTTAACGATACCAAAGATCGAGCAAGAGATGGTAGAGATGAAAGGAGCGCTCAGCGGAAATTTTGCAAGCGGCTCAATAAAGGCCGTTGAGATGGAATTTAAGCTAAATATCCTCGATAAAAACATGTTCTTAGGATACGGCTTAAACACTTGGAAAAACAGAATTCCATTTTTATTCAAGGCAAGCATATTTCAAGCCGGCCGTGAGCCGATGCCGTTTTCAATGGCGGTCACAGGAGACATCGTCGAGATAGATCCGGGTAGCTTTGAAAGCGGCAAAGAGATGGAGGTAAATGTGAAGCTTGCGGTGCATTTTTTAGATCTAAATATCGATAAGATCCCGATGATAGTGTTTGACGTGGAAAACATGATCTGCCTTATCGGTGGAGTGGATTACCTGGCAAAAGTCAGGTCAAATTTAAGCGAATAAAAAAGGATAAAAGATGAGTAAAGATGTAAATAACGAAATCTCAGAGAACAACGAAAAATATAAGGTCGTCACGCTTAGCGATGGCACGCAGATAAAGATCAGATACCCAAAAGGAAAGGATCTACGATTTGCGATGAGCGGCGGCAATATGAATGATGCAGACATCATATTTAGACTTGCAAGCAATCTTACTTGCCTAAGTCCTGATGAGCTTGATGAAATGGGGGCAAAGGATTGTTCGGCGATCCTCAAAGAGGTAGGCGGTTTTTTAGCCTAGCCCCCTCTTATGAAGGGGTGGCACTTATAGCTCACGTGCTTCATTTCTCCTATACGGAAATCATGGAGCTTTATGTGAACGAATATCGCAGATTCTTAGAGATAGCTGAGAAAATTTTAAAGGCTGGTGCGAGTGCGTAAGCGCTCTCGTATCACCTTATCAAAAAATCCTAAAACGATGTTTAGGGCAAAAAAGGTTAGCGGATAGGTGGCGATCATAAGCACTAAAGCTACAAATATACGAGACATAAGATCTAGCTCGCTAAACGTAGACGCGCAAAAGCCTAACGCGAACGCGATACTAAAGATTATGTATTCGTAGAGTTTTACTCTATATTTCATATATGTATTTATAGCTTTCATGTGCTTATTTTAGCAAATTTTTTATCAAAAAGGTATTCTATGCAAAACGAAGTTCTTGGTATATCGATCGGAGTGGCGATAAAAGGCATCGCCGAGATCATAAAATTAAAAGGAACCTTTGAAAATTTAAAGAAGAGCATCAAAGACTCTAACGGTAATTTAAAGACCTTTTCAAGAGATCTAGCAAAAATAAGACTGGCTGATAGAAAGATACTTAAATTTAAAGCCGATAGAGAGAGCCTAAAACGTGAGCTTTTAAGCGTTACAGAGCTTTTGCTTCGTGGTGGAGCGATCGTAGCGCCCATAAAGCTTGCGATGGATTATGAAAGCTCGATGGCCGACGTAAAAAAGGTAGTCGATTTTACGTCAAAGGCAGAATTTAATAAATTTAGTAATGATCTTTTGGGGCTAAGCAGATCTATACCGCTATCGGCTCAAGAGTTAGCTACTATCACGGCGTCAGGAGGACAGCTCGGTATTGCGAAAAACGATCTTATGGACTTTACGAAGATCGTAGCGAAAATGGGTGTTGCCTTTGATATGAGCTCAGCCGATGCAGGCGATAGCATAGCATCAATGATGAACGTATACAGCTTAGGCATGAAAGATGTCGAAAAACTAGGTGATACGATAAACCATCTAAGTGATAACTCGGCAGCAAAAGCAAGAGACATAGTTGAGGCAATGAAGCGAATCGGTGGTTCAGCAAAGGTATTCGGGCTTAGTGCGGATGAGGCAAGCGCATTAGCTAGTAGCTTTATAGCTCTTGGTAAGCCGCCTCAGGTCGCAGGAACGGCCATAAATGCGCTTTTAAACAAGCTTCAAACCGCCCCAAAACAAGGCAAAGCCTTTCAAGAAGCTTTAGGCAAGATAGGTATGGATGCAAACTACGTCAAGACTATGATACAAAACAACCCGCAAAAGGCGCTAGAAACATTTTTATCTTCACTTGAAGGCGTGAACAAGAATGAAAAGATGAGTATCTTGACCGATCTTTTCGGGGCTGAATTCAGTGACGATATGGCTCTACTCGTTTCAAGTCTCGATGAATATAGAAAAGCGCTCAAGCTTTCGAGGGATGAAGCCAAGAACGGCTCGCTCGATAGAGAATTCAAAAACAGAAGTGAAACGACCGCAAACTCGCTTCAGCTTTTACAAAACGCTGTCAGTGAGCTTGGTATCAATATCGGCTCTGTATTTTTGCCCGCCATCTCAAAGATCGCAGCTGCTTTGGCATCATTTGTGAATGGCATAGTGAACATCACCAGCAAAGTACCCGGACTGACTTCTGTCTTAGGATTTTTAAGCGCTGGATTTTTGCTTTTAAAGCCAGTGATCTTAGCTGTCAAATTTGCTTCAAGCTACTTAAAAGAAAGCTGGATGATTGGCATGAAAACACTTGCTATGATGAACATAAAAATCAAGCAAGCGACAGTCTTTCTAAGAAATTTAAATATCGTAAAACGCCTATCAGCCGTTATTTCAAACACGTATGCAGCGGCAAATAGAGCACTAGCCATAACATTTAATTTTTTAAAGGCTAGTATATTTACGACTGCTGGAGCGATGAAGATCCTACGCCTTGCCCTCATATCGACCGGTATCGGTGCTTTGGTAGTTGGCATTGGTATGGCGGCTGCATGGCTCATTGAAAACTGGGACAAAGTCAAAGCGTGGTTTAGTTCTTTTAGTGATTGGCTTGGCAAGATATTCGATCCGGTCGTAGAGTGGTTTAAGAATATATTTGGCGGCTTCTTTGACTGGATTAGTGAAAAATTTGCATGGATAAGTGATACGATAGGAACGGTAGGCGATGCTTTGGGCAGTGCATGGAAAGGCACAAAAGAATTTTTTGGCTTTGGAGATGAAGAAGAATCAAAACAAGAGAGCAAACAAAGCGATGAGAGCTTTTTTAGCTCGATGTTTGGTGAAAAAGACGCGCCACAGATAAAACAAACCGCAAAAGCATTAGCTACCACGAGCGGCAACATAACCATAAATTTAAATGGCGGCTTTAATATCGCCACAAGCGAGGGCAGATTTGATCTAAGCGAGTTTGAAAGAGCACTCACTCAAAGCGTCAAACGAGCGATACAGCGAGATCAATTTAATCAAGCAAATACCGAAATAAGAGAGTAAAAAATGGTCTTAAATTTGGGCGGCTTTAAATTTAGTTGGAAGCAGGTAGGCAGCATCAGTATCGAAACCGAGTTTGGTATCAGCTCGAATGAGCGTATAGCAAATTATGAGGCTATATTTAGAGCAAATTTGGGCAATCAAACTATCAATATCGAAGGACAGACTCTACCATGCCGAGGAGACAAACAAACTGCTCTAAAAAGACTTTACGAATTAGCAAATTTAGCCAGTAGTTATCCACTCACGAATGGGGCGGGCAAGTATTTCGGACGGTTTGTCATCACAAAAATCAGCGAGAAACAAGCCGTATTCACAGCAGATGGACTATTTTTCACTCAGACTTTTACGATGGAATTAAAGAGGGATTATGATTTATAAGGCAAAAGACAACGAGAGGCTGGACACTGTAGTATTCAAGTATTACGGACATTTGAGATTTTTCGAGCAGGTGCTGGCCGTAAATCCAAAGCTAAAACCGATACTCAAAGCCGGCAATGATGTGATACTGCCTGAATTCAAGGAAGTAAAATCCAAGGAACAAGCAAAGCTATGGTAAGAAAGCCAAATTTTAAGCTCATAGCTAAAGGCACTGACATCACCCAGACGATCAGAGCAAATCTCATCGAAATAGGCTTTGATGATAAAGAAGGTAGCAAAAGCGATGAGATCAGCATAAAGGTAAACGGAATATTTGCAAAGCCAGTATTTGGCGATAAACTGGAACTTTATCTTGGATACGGTGAGGATCTATACCTTTGCGGATCTTTTAGCGTGCAGACTGCAACCCGTGACCACAAAGCAAATACGACCGAAGTCAGAGCAACGGCAGTCAATTTCGCAAGCCCAGTGAAAGAAAAGAAACGCAGGAGCTGGGAGAATACCACTATATTTGCGATTGCTCGTAAAATAGCCGAGCAGAATAACCTCTCAAGTAAAACGAGCGGAGATGATCAACCTATAGCTTCAAGATTGCAAAACAATGTGAGCGATCTTGAATTTCTTTACGGACTTTGCTTTGAGACAGGCTATAAGGCACTCGTCAAAAACAACACTATCGTCATCACTCCTATGGACGCCAAAGGAGATGAGAGCCAGACCTCAAATACCCCGAGAAATGAAAACCTGCCTAAATTTGAACTCAGTCTCAACGAGCTTTTCTCTCTTGAAATCACCGAGGCAAACAGAAACAGCTATACGGCGGTGATACTTGAATGGCAAGATGTGAGCGAGGGAAAGACAAAGAGTATCAAGGTAGGAAGTGGCGAGCAGGTCTATAAAATGCAGATCCCGCAGCCAAAAACAGATAGCGAAGCTTTTAAACAAGGTGAATCAAAGCTAAACGAACTGCAACGTGGTGGAATAAATGGCAGATGCTCATTGCCAGGAGCAAACATAGTAGCAGGCGGAAAACTGAAATTTAAAGGCATCACTGGGCTAGAAAATAATGAATTTACTATTAAAAGCGTGGAGCATAGGCTGACAAGCAAAGATTATACATGTGAGGTGGAGTTTGAAGGGTAAAAGGTGTTTAAAGGCTTATTAAAAGCCTTTAAAATTTATTTTTTGAGAGTTTGAACGACAACGCCGATTATTTCGCCTTTTGTCGGGTATTCTTTTACGCTCATTTGTGCATCGTTCATCACGACCACCTTGTCTCCAGCTTTTGGCTCTTTCTTTTCTACTATTATGTGCTCGTTAGTGTCAGCTATACTTAGGATTATTGAATTTTTAGGACACTCTATCTTTAGAATTCGCCTTTTTATTTCGTCGTAACTACTCGATCGTTCATAATTTACTAGCCAGCTATCCACCCAAGACGGCAGTGGCAATTTTTCATCGTTCCAGTTAGACACCGTGCTATACGCAAGCCCGGTGATCTTACAAAACTCTTGCCTACTGAGCGACAACCTCTTTAGGGTATCGTCAAATTCTTTTTTAGTCATCTGTTATATCTCCTTTGAAATTTTTCGAGATTATACCATATTTATTAAAAAAGTAAAAATAATTGAAATATTTTATTAAATTAGTAAAAAACTCTTGACATCTTTATTAAATTAGTATATAATTGCAGTATAAATTTACTATATTAGTAAATAAAGGGCGCGACGAGACGACACCCACCAAGATGAAAATCTCGCCGCGAAGTTGCTCCCTTTCGGGAGCCTTTATTTTATCATAATAAAGGATATAAGATGCAAAAGAACTACTACAACAAGGGTGAGGCCAATATCATACTAGCCGGCATAAGAAGCTGGGCGTATTCAAACAGAGATACGGTATCAAATACAACTCTTGACAGGATCGAGAAATTCATCAACACCGAACTTTCGGCAGAGGATAGAGAGAAAGTAAGACTAAGTGACTTTGATAAATGGTCTTTCCAGTACTGGATAAATAAGAAGATGGGCGATACGAAAGGATACGCCAGACTTCTTGAAATCGACGTGGATATAAGTAAGCTAGATGATGTGATCCGCGGCGAAGAAAAGGAAGAGATATGAAAGATCTAAACCTTTTGAGAGATGATGAGCTAAAGCAGCTCATCTGTGATGCAACTGCGGTGTTAGAAAGCAGAAAAGATGGCAAGAAATTCGTCCTCGAGACATACGGCGAGTTTGATCCTAGAAAGCATGGGCACGCATATTTGGCGAAGCTAAATTTTAAAGACGGCAAGATCGAGCGTGAATTCATTGATTGCAACGGCAAGCAATGGGATAGCAAACACAAACTATATTCTACCTCTTGGACTTTTGTTGCCAAAGAGGGTGATAAATTTGAGGGCCGCTTGAGTGATGGTTCTTGGAAAAACGATAGCAAAGACTACTATATCGTAGCCAAAAACGATGCAGGTGAGCTTAAGCTAAAGGGTGTCAAATCACTATCGGCGCTAAAAGAATTATGAGGGGGTAAACATGACCCTCTCAAAAATAGCAAATCTCTATCTCGAGGATCTATCACAGGTTGACCTTGAAAAATACAAGAGAAAAAGAGGTAGCTTCTCACATACCGAGAAGCTACCAAAAAACATAGAGGAGATCAAAAAGAGCGACCTTGAAAGGTGGGTCGCTCAAATGCAAAAAAGGTTAGCTCCTAGAACGATCAAGTATATCATAGCGCATTGGAGGCAAGCATGTGAGTTTTGTATTGAGCGAAATTTGATCTGTACAAATCCATTTCTCAAGGCAAAGCATCCAATGATCACACGCACAAATATAGAGCCGTTTTCAGAAGACGAGGTGAAAACCATGCTTACAAAAGCGAACGGCTGGTTTGAGTGCTATCTTGCGTTCGCATTTTTCACTGGTGCTAGAACATGTGAGATACTAGCACTTCAATGGAACGATATAGATATGAAAAACATGACTATATCGATCTCAAAAAGCCTGCGAGATGGCATAGTGAGAAACAGAACAAAAACCGGCATCAGTAGAGTAGTGCCGATATTTTCTTGCCTAGTGCCATACATAGAAAAACTTGCGAAAGATAGAGAGTGTGACTGGGTATTTTCGCACAACCATGATCACCTATTTGGCTCTGACAATATTTCGCTCAATGGTAGATGGAAAAGGTTTTTAGAAAGTTGCGGTATAGAGTATCGTAGCGCTAGACATACAAGGCATACTTTTGCGACACACATGGTAGAAAAAGCAATTCGAGGTGAGTTTTCTATGAAATGTGTAGCTCAAATTTTGGGACATTCAAGTTTAAAAATGACGCTAGACGTATATGCTAGGTTTCTTGAGGACGAGCATTTGAAAATTGATAGAAGCCTAGATATATTTAAATAG